ACTACTCGTTCACGAGCTATGCCGCCGACTGCATCAGCGTCTGCGACCAGCTCGGGCGCCCGCCCGTGCTGGTCGGCGCGTCCCTCGGCGGCGTCGGACGGCACGACGGCCGTCTCGGCCTCCACCAGCGCGACGTACGCGGCCAGCAGCGCAATCTTTCGTTCCTTGGTGGTCATGGCTAGGCGGCGAGCAGGGCGCGGAGCTGGGCCACGGCGGCGGCGCGGGCGATGCCGTCTCGGAACTCGGCGTAGGTGGGGCAGAGCAGCGGGCGGTTCGTCTTTTTCATGTGGGGGCGAGTTAGCAAGTTAAGTGCTTTGTGCCGTACACAGAGAGCTTAGCGTATGTATGTGTATAGGTCAAGGTGTGTGTATAGGGGGCCTGTGGATAACCGCCGCCGCGCGGGGAGGGGCGATCGTTTTGGTAGGGCTATTTAGCGGAGCTATAAGGTAGGACTAGGGTAGGGGCTCCCTAGGCCCCTACTACGCGCCTCGGACCCGGTGGTTGACGCTCTCCCCGCGCCCCGAACCGCCCCGGTTCGGATTTGACTTTTAAAAAAGTGTGGTACTCGTTGGGATTTTGGGGCGAGTGGGCAACGGAGAAATAAGGCTCAAACGGGGCACGTGAATATGCCCCGAATATGCCCCGAGTCGCGCCCCGAGGGTTTTGGCTTGTGGTTAAAGGATATTGCGAGGGTCGGGGCGACGGGGCACGACTTTTTAAAAATAATTCGTTTTTCGGAATTTAGAAAAAGGGTAAGGCTATAAATCCGCGCAACGATTTTTTGCGAAAAGTCGCGCCCCGCCGCCCCACGCACCCCCTGACGGTGGTTTGGGCCTTGTGCTGTAATGGCCGAGGCTCGGGGCACTATTGACGGGGCACATGACGCATGTCATTGGAGTCGTGCCCCAACGCCCCATGAAGTTTGTCAAGGTTTGGCGCCCGTTTTCGGGGTAGGAAAAAAGGCGAGGGGGTAACCCCTTGCCGATGCCCCCGGTGTAACTTTTAAAAATGATCACCGGTACCCCCGCGCGGCAGACGCCCCGACCGCCTCGATCGCCCGGCCTGGGTCCCATTTTTAAAATTTCCCCCGAAAAATTTTTTCCGGTTTTTCTCCTTGACGCTCGCGTGCTACCGTAGCCCCATGAAACGAAGCCGCGGCGGGTCCACCGTGAAACAGTACGCGTACGCGACCCGCATCCTGGGCGGGCAGGGCAGCTCGAAGAAGGAGATCGCGAAGCTCGCGGGGTACGCGCCGTCCATGGCGGAGAACGCCAAGCACAAGATCGAGGAGACGGAGGGGTACAAGAACGCCGTGATCAAGCTGGCGGCCAAGAGCAACAACCTCCTGCTCGCCGTCATGGCGGAGTTCGAGGCCCGCGGGCTAAAAAAGTTCTCCAACGCCGACCTGACCAAGGCGCTCAACGCGATTTCCTCCGCCTGGGACCGCGTCGAGAAGGTCCGCGCCCCCGACAATATCCGCACCCCGGAGGGGAACCCGCTCCGCGCGGTGTTCACCCGGCGGGTCGAGACGCGCACCGCGACCATCGAGGAGGTTCTACCCAAGGAAACGGCTGACGCCACAAAGGAGAAGGTTACGGACGTCGAAATTTCCGAGTCGGAGGACCCGATGGATTTCTAAAGAATGGCCGACGTCGCCTTCCAGAAGGAGCACAACGCGCGGGTCGTCGCCGCGCTCACCGCGAACCCCGACCTCATCGCGGACAAGCGGTGGCGGCTGGCGAACCTGTACTGGATCATCACGAAGAGCGGCACCAAGGAGCTGTTCGCGATGAACCGCGCGCAGTCGCACTTCCTGGAGCGCTACCTGAACCCGGACGACCCCGCCCAGTTCTTCTACCGGCACATCATCCTGAAGGCCCGCCAGCTCGGGTTCACGACGTTCATCGACCTCTGGACGCTCGACGAGGTGCTCTTCAACACGAACCGCGAGGCATTGGTCATCGCGCACACGCTCGCCGACGCCACCGAGATCTTCGACCGCAAGATCGACTACGCCATCCGCAACATGAGCCCCGAGGTGAAGGGGGCGAGCTTCCGGCTGATGAAGAACTCGGCCAAGAAGATCCAGGTGGTGGTCGACTACGGCCCCGAGGAGGGCTCGACCTCGTCGATCCAGGTCTCGAACTCGGGCCGCTCGGGCACGTACTTCTACGTGCACATCTCCGAGTTCGCGAAGCTCTGCGCGATGTACCCGCAGCGCGCGAAGGAGGTGGAGACGGGCACGTTCCCGGCGGTCCCGTTCGACGGGAGCATCTTCATCGAGTCGACCGCGGAGGGCATGGCGGGCCGGTTCTACGAGCTGTTCAACGAGGGCTGGCCGGTGCGCGCCGAGATCACGCCGATGAAGAGCCGGGTGATGTTCCTGGCCCACTTCTACAACTGGCAGTACGACGACGCCGAGATGGCGAAGATCACCGAGGAGATCCCGACCGACCGCATGGAGCTCTGCGAGATCGACTGGGCCGAGTACCAGCAGGAGCACAACCTGACGGGCAAGGAGATCACGTACTACTACATGAAGTGGCTCCAGATGGGCGGCAAAAACTCGACCGACGCGATCCACAAGCTGCACCAGGAGTACCCGACGACGCCGGAGGAGGCGTTCCTCGCGACCGGCCAGACGTACTTCCCGACGGCGAAGGTGTTCTCGCAGATGCAGACAGCCAAGCCGGGGAAGCGCGGCGAGGTCATCGCGAACGAGGCCGGCGGCGTGACGTTCGCCGAGACGTCCGCGGGCGCGCTCGAGGTCTTCGAGCTGCCGGACCCGGGCAAGCGGTACGTCATCGGCGGCGACACCGCCGAGGGCCTCGCGCACGGCGACAAGCAGGTGCTCTACGTGCTCAAGCACCAGACGGAGGAGTGCGTCGCGGTGTACCGCTCGAGCGTGCCGCCGGACGAGCTCGCGACGGAGGCGTTCAAGGTGGGCAAGTTCTACAACTGGGGCCTCCTGGCGATCGAGAGCAACAAGGACGGCCTCTGGGTGAACGACGCGCTCGACAAGCTGGGGTACGCGAACCTCTACTACCGCAAGCAGTTCGACGACATCACGAAGCAGGTGACCAAGTTCTTCGGCTGGAAGACGACCTCCGCGAACCGCAGCTTCACCCTCGCGGCGCTGAAGGCGGTGTTTTTGCGGAAGAGCCAGGGGTTCCCGATGGCGATCCTCTCCGAGATGGTCACGTTCCTCCGGAACGCCAAGGGGCGCGCCGAGGCGCTCGCCGGCAAGCACGACGACGTCGTGATGGCGGCCGGCATCGCGTACGCGGTGCTCCAGGAGCAGGGGAAGTACGTCGAGGCGGACCCGAAGGCGTCGGGGTTCTCGATGGGCCGGCTGATGTTCGGCGAGGCGCAGGTCGGGGCGGCCGCGCCGCCGGGGCACGCCGAGCAGCCGGGGGTCCGCGTCATGTAAAAATGATGGCGCGCCGGTACCGGAGCCTCCACCACAACCTCCGGGACGGGGAGAACGTCGTTTTCCACCGCGAGCACCGGTCCCCGCGCAACCGGTCGTTCGACAAAATCGAGAAGCTGGACGATTTCGAGCGCCGGTCGCGCCGAAAGTTCAAAAATTTCGCGAAGTCGCGCGAATTTTTCGCCCCGTCGACCCAAAACTGGGGGAAAAGGCGGAAATTTTGACAATCCACCGCTTGCGCGCGCGAAAACTAGGGTAGTATTAGGCCACATGGAGCAAGAGGTAACCGGCGCCGGCAACGCGAAGCCTACCCAGGACGACGGTACGGCGCTGCCCAAGGGCGCGAAGACCGCGAAGTCGGTCTCGGACGCGGCGACGGTCAAGTTCGTCGACGAGAAGAAGCGGCTGATGAAGGAGTCGCAGTACCGGAAGCGGTTCGACATGCTGTCGCACGAGATTTCCCAGAACATCGTGAACACGGTGGTCTCCTACGGCGAAAAGGTGTACGAGAAGACCGGCTGGGGGTCGCTCATGGTCTACAACAAGATGGACAACGGCGGCTACGACTTCAACGTCTACCCGCAGAAGCTCACCGACCGCGACCAGAACCGCTCCGGCGTGCCCGTGTCGCAGGAGCCGATCGCGTTCTCGAAGATCCTCATCGCCACGTCGGTGCTCGCGGGGAAGACGCCAGACTGCCAGGTCGTCGGCGACGACAAGATATACAATAAAGCGACGTACGAGCTCTGGAAGCGCACGTGGGTGCTCAAGGGCGCGAACGGGCAGAACACGCTCGAGCGCACGTACCAGAACCTGCTCACCTACGGCTGGGCCGCCTGGCGCACCTACCCGCGCCGCGTGTCCGTGAAGCGCCGCGGCATCGAAAAGATCATCTTCGACGACGTCTCCCGCGAGCCGCTCGACCCCGACCGCACGTGGCTCGGCATATCGCAGAACGTGGGCGACTACTGGAGCCAGTTCGAGGTCTACTACGAGCGCGACATCCCCAAGGGCGAGTTCTTCGCGCTGTGCCCCGAGGCCGCCGCGTACAAGAAGCGCAAGGGGTACTTCGAGGCGGGGTCGTCATCGGACGAGGCGAAGGACGAGAACCAGCAGCTGGCCGAGAACTCGTTCACGATCGGCTACTACGAGAACCCGATCACGGACCGCTACGTCGTGAAGTGCGGCAAGTTCGTCATCTACGACGGCGAGATGCCGAACGAGGAGGTCTACGGGTCGATCCTCGTCGCGCGGTGCTTCGTGAAGAACATCCTCGACCCGCACGGCGTCGGCCTCTACGAGCTCATGCGCGGAAACACGGCGCTCTTCACGTACATCAACTCGCTCAACGCGCAGCAGGTGGAGGCCGAGATCTTCCCGCTCCTGTTCGGCCCGCAGGTCCAGAACGGCTCGAACACCTACCGCCGCTCGCCGAACGTCATCAACCCGAAGAACCCGGGCAGCTCTATCGACGTCGTGAAGACAAGCGGAAACGTGCAGCAGGGCGTCGAGTTCGCCCGCCTCCAGAAGGTCGCGATCGAGGAGAACACCGGCGTGAACAACATCGTCGCTGGCCAGAACGCCGAGTCGACGCTCGGCTCGACGGTCATCCTCAAGGAGGCCGCGCTCGCGCGCCTTACGCCGCCGCGAAACTCGATGATGGGCGCGCTCCAGACCGACGCGCACATCACCCTCTCGTGGATCGAGCAGACGTACCCGGTCGACAAGATCTTCTTCGTCGACAATGAGGGCGACGTCGCCGCGTTCGCGCAGGCGAACCCCGACATGTTCGTCCAGAGCGAGCCCGTCATGGACGACTACGGCGTCCCGACCCAGTACGTCATCGCCGCGTCCCAGAACCTGCGCCTGAACTTCGACTTCACGCCGGAGGGCGAGCTGCTCGAGGACGTCCCGAACCGCACCATTTCGGCGCGGAACCTGTTCCAGGAGCTGCGCCAGCACGGGCACGGCAAGGCGTACATCGAGTTCCTCATCGACCCGGACTCGATGCTCGTCCCGTCGATGGAGATTCAGAAGCAGAACTACATGGCCATCTCGCCGCTCATCACGAACCAGATCAACGTGGTGTTCCAGCTCCGAAGGGAGGACCCCGAGGCCGCCGCCGCGCAGCTCCGCGCGCTCGAGCGCCTGCTCAAGGTGCAGAAGGAGAACATTTACGACTACATCCCCAAGTCCACCTACGACCAGATCATCGCGCTCGAGCCGTCGCAGATCCCGCCCCCGTCCGCCGAGGCGCCGATCGACAAGACCAAGCTCTACAAGGACTCCCCGGCCGACGTGCAGCGCCAGATCGAGGAGCAGGCCGGCCTCACGCCGTCCGCGTCGAACGGGATACCCCCGGCGACGCCGGGCACGATCCCGCCGCAGAGGCGGCAGAACCCCGCGGCGGAAGCCGCGAAGAGCGACGACCCGAGCGCCGCGCGCGTGAAGACCCCGAACCAGATCCCGCGCCCGCAGAGCCCGATGGGCGCGTCGAACGACGCGAGCATGGGCCGCGCGGCCGCGCTTCCGTTCTTCCCGGGCTAACGAACTACCGTGCCAGAAGACCAGACGATTAAGCAGCGCAAAATCCTCTTCGCCAACAGCGAGCATGTCGCCACCGTGATCCAGATCCTCAAAGAGTGCGCGTACGGCGGCCCGCTGGTCGGTGCGACCGAGTTCGAGACCGTGCGGAACGCGGTCACCATGGACGCCAACGGCCAGATGGTGCTCGACTTTATCAACGCGGTCGCCAACATTAAGGCGGGCAAGCTCCTAACCACCGAATCCAAATGAAGCAGGCAGTCGAGATGAAGAAGGACCGGTTCACGCTGCGCGTGAACTATTCCGAGGAGGCCGCCGAGAAGAAGCTGATGCAGTTCGAGACGCCGTCCGGCGACACGTTCGAGATCAGCGCCGACGAGATGGCGACCATCCTCGTGGGGCAGCTCAACTCCGAGCTGGTCGAGGCCGCGTTCGTCGAGTCCGACCGGGTGAACGTCGTCGAGGTGCAGCGCCAGTTCGCCTGGCGCGCCGACCGGGACATCGCCAAGGGCGAGGAGCTCCGCATCGACTACTACCACCCGTACCCGGTCGAGTTCGCCATCATCGAGGAGGGCATGAAGCTCGCCAAGATCCGCATGGACGTCCCCCGCGCCGAGCTCACGGTCGAGTACCTCAACTCCGTGCGCGACAGAATCGGCCCGAAGCAGCGGCGCTTCGTCGACCTCATCTGGAAGTTCATCAAGCGATTTACCCCGTCCGGGAAGAAGGCCGACACCGCGATGTAGCGATCGGCCTTAGCAAGTAAAACCCCTCGGCGGCAGGATAGCCGCCACACGAATGTCTCTAGCGAGCAAGACAGAGAAGGCGAAGAAACTCGACATTAAGCTCGAGGACGGCAAGGAGTACAAGGAGGAGGAGCTCAACGAGCTCATCCAGCAGAAGCAGGATTTCATCAAGGCGGAGCGCGACGCGGAGAAGATTCGCAAAGCCGAGGCCGAGAAAGCCGCGCGCGAGGCGCTCAGGGACAAGGTTGTCCTCAGGGACGTCGACGGCGCCGACATGGACCAGGCCGACTACTTCTGGCCGCGCGCCGTCGCGGAGGAGGTCACGCTGCCGTCCGGAAGGAAGGAGGTG